GGAGAAGCATACTTCCAATGGAATATGCAATTCTTAGAAGATAAGTTAGGAGTCGTAGGTGATTTAGAAGTTAATGCAACTGGTACAAATAGTTTGATGCAAAAAGAAGTAAGGTCACAAAGACTAACTACTTTCTTACAAACTGCACAGAATCCTGCTATTGCACCATTTGTTAAAATGTCTAAATTGATTAGTGAACTTGCCTACAGCCTTGATCTTGATCCTGATGAAATACTCAACGATCCTGAAGAGGCTGCTATCATGGCACAAATAATAGGAATGCAAAATAATGTTGGACAAGAATCAAGCTCGGAAGTTAGCCCCACTGGTCAAGAACAAGAAGGAATGGGCGGTGCTACTGGAGTACCTCAACCACCTCAAGACCTTGGAGTTACAGGTACTGGCGGTGGCAACATCGGAATTGGAAATGTTCCGCAGTCAGGGGAAGCTGAATTCTCTGGCACACCTAGAGCAGTTGGAGAGTAGTGTAGACGAAGCACTAAATAGAAAGGAAGATATATAATGGCACAAGACGAAAACAGAAAACAAAGACTAGAAGCTTCGGTAATCAAATCTTTACAAAAAAGATTAGATGATATCGATAAAGGTCTTCCGGATGATTTAGCTAAAGAAAGATACCAAGAAATTGTCAAGAATAGTGCAGTGTATGAATTTACACAAGCTGATATTAATGCTTTAAATGAACAACTACTAGAGAATAAAAGACAAGAAATTTTAGCAAGACGAGAAGCTCAAGAAACAGCAAATCCATTAGGAGCTAGAACAGGACGAGCTACCATGAAAGATGGTGGAAAAGGTATTGAAGCATTACGAAAAGTTGCTCCTGATGTTGTAAAAAGAATGGGTTATCAAGAAGGTGGGGGAATGAATCAACAAATGGACATGTTGATGAATACAGAACAAACCATGCTTCCTGACGAAGAGATGGAAGAAGATTATGTAGACTATGTTGTTGAAGAAACATTGTCTAATGAAGATAGAAATTATTTAATAGATGCTCTCGAGAAAGACGACAAACTAAGTGAGATATTCGATCAAGTAGTCGAGAGTGCAACAGAATTTACTGGTTCTGGAACTGTAGAAGGTCCGGGAACTGGTAGGTCCGATTCGATACCCGCAAGGCTATCGGATGGGGAATTTGTTTTTACTGCAAAAGCAACTGAAGAAATCGGAGCAGACAATTTAATGTCTATGATGAAAGATGCAGAAGCTGCTGTAGATGAAAGACAAACTATGGCTGATGGCGGTGAAGTGGAAGAAGAAGAGACTGTTTATAAAGCTCAACCTGAACCTCAAACGCAAGACATCCGAGTAACGAAAGAAACTGTAGGTAGTCAAGCGATGATGAAAGAGGAAGAAGATTTAGTAGGTGATGAACTTAAAAAGTCTATGCTTTCAACCAGAGCATACGTCAGAAGCTAAAACAACGGTAGGCTACTTACGTCAGTAACCCCTACCAATAGTATAACCTTTAGCTACCTTGTTAGATCAAGCCCCTAATTAAAAAAGACGTTTTTAGAATAGGCTACCTTGAGGTAAGCA